CAAAGAAATTACAACCAAAAGTAGTAATCGCAGAGAACGTAAAAGGATTGGTTGCCGGTAAAGCAAGAGGATATGTAAAAGAAATATTTGCAGCCTTTAATAAAGCTGGTTACGACTCACAACTATTTTTATTAAATTCTTCTCGAATGGGCGTTCCACAAGCAAGAGAACGAACAGTTTTTATAGCAAGAAGAAAAGATTTATCGTTACCTGAAGTTAAGTTTAACTTTAATGAACCTCCAATTTCTATAGAGACAGCGTTTGAAGGCCTTTTTAATCAATCAAAACTAGGAAAGCCATTAACTCCTGGAATAGCCAAATGGTGGCCGAGAGTATTACCAGGGCAAAATTTCAGTGTTGTTACTAGTGGTAGTTTATTCAGTTGGCGTAAAATAAATAGAACTAAGCCAGCTAGTACGATTATGGCGACGCATTGTTTAACACACGACAAAGAACCAAGATTATTGTCGACAATGGAAGTAGTAAGAGTTCAATCGTTTCCAGATGATTACAACTTTTTGGACGCAAGTGGCCCGTATGTATGCGGAATGAGCGTACCGCCATTTATGATGCAAAGAGTAGCTTCCGAAATAGATAGACAGTTACTCGGAGGTTCAAATGGCTAAGCGTGGGCCAAAGGCACGAATAGATATGGAAATGGTTGAGAGACTTGCGTCGATTCATTGTACGAATACAGAGATCGGTTCGGCTCTTAGCTTTGATCCATCTATATTATCAAAGCCTAAATATTCAGAAATTGTAGCAAAAGGACGGGAGCGCGGAAAGCTGTCACTTCGTCGCAAGATGATGGAGACGGCCATGAATGGTAACGTCACAATGCAGATTTGGTTGTCGAAACAGTATTTAGGGATGTCCGATAAACTAGAACAAAAATCAGAGATCACAGGAAAAGACGGCGAACCACTTATCGATAACAGTAGAGAGACGCTACAAAAGATTATGAATAACCCCGACGCGCTCGCGGCGGCAGAGTCGGTTCAACGGGCGCTGGAAGATGCCAAAGCCAAATCTTAACGATCTTCCGTTAGTAGATCTTTGGCGGTTGTGGCCGCATACGTTTGCGGAGAAGGCTTCGTTCGGTAGATGGAAAGCGTATTCGTATCTTCAATATATTTCTCGAAGGGTTTCGTCGGCGATTGCTAAAGGCGGCGGTAGAATTATCGTAGAAGCACCGCCTAGACACGGGAAGTCGGAGCTGATCTCTCATTGGCTTCCGACTTGGTTTCTCGATATGTATCCTTCGAAAAAAGTAATCCTTGCTGCTTACTCCGATTCGTTTGCCGAAGACTGGGGCAGAGCTGTCCGCGATGAGCTTCAGTCAAATCCGTATATCACCGTTGGCCTTGCTCAAGACTCTACGTCAGCAAAGCGATTTAATACGACTCTTGGCGGAGGAATGATTACTGCCGGTATTGGTAGCCCAATTACCGGTCGAGGTGCTTCGCTTCTTTTAATCGACGATCCATTAAAAAACTGGCAGGAAGCGATGAGCGAAACCACACGGGAACATCAAAAAAATTGGTTTCAATCAACGCTTTATACTCGAGGTGAACCCGGAGCAACTATTATCGTTCTCCAGACTAGATGGCACGAAGATGATCTCGCCGGTTGGTTACAGACGCAGCACTCTGATAAGTGGGACGTAATTAGGTTCCCAGCTGTCGCAGAAGACTTAGACGTTTTAGGTAGAAAACGTGGCGATCCGCTATGCCCCGAACGATACGACGTATCAGCGCTTAATAGACTTAAGGAAGCAACTGGACCGATTATTTGGTCAGCTCTTTATCAGCAATCGCCAACCACACAAGGCGGCGGGATGTTCCGCGAAGAGATGTTCGAGTTCGGTCAAATACCGAAACAGATCGATTGGTCATTTGTCACTGCTGACACCTCTTACCGCGAGAAGGAAGAGTCCGACTACACCGTCTTCTCTGCTTGGGGAGTCACGGGCGAGCAGCTCTATCTTATGGACGTTTGGCGTCGGCAGATCAAAGCGTCCGAAGTCGAGGGATTAATCTCCCCATTTATCAAGCGATTCCTTGGGTACGGATATCGCGGTACATACATCGAACCGAAGGGCCACGGCATTTATCTCAATCAGTCGCTCGCACAAAAGGGTTTGATGATCCCCGGCGAGACCACCATTCAAGAGTTCTACAAAGACCGCCGACACGATAAATCGGAAAGGGCAAACAATGTTCTGCCGCACCTGGCCAATAGGAAGGTGATCTTCAATAAAGACATGGCGAACAAAGAAGAACTGTTGAACGAAACCCTTGGCTTCCCTAAAATGAAACACGACGACTTTGTGGATACCCTTGTCGATGCTCTCAAGCTTGTATACGCTAGACAGATCGGATTACTTGATGTGCTCTGACCTTACAGGAGAACTCCTTCATGGCTAAAAAAGAACCAAAGTCTCGGCTTGGACGACAGCTTGATCTCTGGAAAGAGACAATGCCAGCGATAGAGGATGCTCCGGTTCATAACGAGATCAAGGTCGAAGCCGATCACATGGTTAAAAATGGTCTGTCTGAAGCTATCATGGGCTTCAATCCCGGAGGCATGGGAGTCGAACTGTCCCAGGTGGACACCCTATTCAAAAACAATCGCTGGTACCTCGTCTCAAACATGCGCCAGCTCTGTTCCGAGATTTACGTTGAGCACGGTATCATTCGCACCATAGTGGACGTTCCGGTTGACGATGCCATGCGCGGCGGCGTTGAGATCAAGTCAAAACAGCTTGATCCCGAAGAGATCGAGAAGCTTGAAGCGATCATGGAGCGACTTGATATCCTCGACTCGGTTATCGGCCAGGCCCACAAGTGGAACCGACTATTTGGTGGAGCTGGTATTCTGATTATGAGCGATCAAGACCCAGAGACGCCACTGGTTGTCGAGCGTCTCCATGGTTCAAACCTTGAGTTCCGAGCTGTTGATATGTGGGAGCTATTCTACGATAAGCAAAACGTTGAAGGGTTCAATCCTGCTATCGAAGATCCGAAGTTTGACTTCTACTCCTACTACGGAAAGAAAATCCACAAGTCCCGCGTGATGAAGCTCAAAGGGTTGGAAGCCCCAAGCTTTGTTCGCCCGCGCCTTCGCGGGTGGGGTTTCTCGATTGTTGAGTCTCTCGTCAGATCCTTAAACCAATACTTGAAGTCTACTGACCTCACCTTCGAGGTGCTCGATGAGTTCAAGATCGACGTATACAAGATCAAGAACCTTACTCAAACGCTACTATCTGCTACAGGTACCGACGCCGTCCGTAGGCGAGTGGCTTTGGCAAACATGCAGAAGAATTATCAATCTGCTATTACGATGGACAGTGAAGATGACTACCAGCAAAAGCAAGTCTCATTTTCTGGTATCTCAGAGGTTCAAAAAGAAATTCGGATGCAAGTAGCTTGCGATATGCGAATGCCTCTGACCAAGATCTTTGGCATTTCTGCCGTTGGCTTTTCGTCTGGTGAAGACGATATTGAGAACTACAACTCCATGGTTGAAAGTTCTGTTCGATCAAAAGCGAAGTTCGAGATCCTTCGCATCCTCGAACTACTCTGCCAAAAAGAGTTTGGACACATCCCTGATGACCTAAAGATTGAGTTCCGTCCGCTCCGGGTTCTCTCAAGCGAACAAGAGGAGAACGTAAAGAACGCTCAGTTCACAAGACTACTCCAAGCCAAGCAAGCAGGGTTCATCACCATTCAAGAGTTCAAGGAAGGGTTGAACAAGGAGAACCTACTCCCAATCCAAGTTGATACCAGCATCGACGTTATTCAAGACAATGTGGTCACTCCTCGTGGTGAGATGGTTGATGAGCACAAAAATCTGGTGAAAGAACTTGAAAAGTCTGGAAACACTGAAGAGGCCGCAAAGCAGAAAAAAGAACTCGCTCAGTACGAAGCTGGTGCGAATAAGGAACCAAAGACTCAACCAACCGCGCTACCAAAAGCAAAGCACACCCCTGACGCGGCCAGGTCTGGTGATGATCTATGAGTTATTGGATCGATGCGACAATGAATGGCGGTGTGATCATTGGCGATCAGATCGAAGTTGAGTACAAGCCAAACAAGTATCTGATGGGAAAACTTGTTGATGCTACCGGTCCAGGGAATTGTCAGATCGTTGCTCTCGATAGTGATCCAGAGGGTATTGTAGTTCGCGGTCGTAAATATTATGGCAAGCTTTCTCCCGATGGTCGGCGAGTACGGCTTGCATCAACGTACATGTGAGGTGTTAATGCTTTGGCAACCGGGCGTTTCAATAGAACAGGTCGAGAGAGAAGTTATTTTCATGGCACTGAATCACTTTCAGGGCAACAGGACGAAAGCAGCGGAGGCTTTGGTGATGCCGCTTCGCACCCTTGGGGAGAAAATCGCAAAGTACAAAGCTGCCGGTTTTGTCGTCCCAGCTCCAGCACTCGGTCAAACAGATTCAGAAAACACTCCATTGTCTGCACCTGTGAAGCCAATTCAGAAACAGAAACATGAAAGTCAAAGAGCTTAAACCTCTCCGCGATAACGAAGACGATTGGGAACACATTGAAGTCTACATTCTTGCGGTTCTCAGGAAAAAAGTCTTTGCTCCTCTACTTGAAGAAATTGGAGCTACAACCAGACTCCTCAGTAACGCTCGTCACGACGACCTCTGCGAAGCAATCAAAAAAGGGAAAGTCCAATACGCAGAAGGCAGGTTCACAGGCAAGTTCTCGTCGGCGATCTCGCGCGAAATAAAAAAGCTCGGTGGTAAATGGGACTCACGATTGGAATGCTTTCGGCTCATCAAGTCAAAGCTACCGGTTGATGTTCGAGCTGCGATAGGAGTGTCGTACTCTCGGTTCCAACGGATGGGTGAGGCCCTCTCGAAAATCCTATCCGAGATTGATCCGAAGGGGCTGTCCGAGAGTATCGACACCTCACGCCTCATCGACAAGACAATCTGGAAAGTTGAGCGAGGCTTCCAGCGCCAGGTCAAAGGGGTAGCAATTGCACCTCAATTGACCAAAGAGGAAGCGGCGCGGCTATCCAGTGAATACACAAAGAACCTACAGCTTTACATCCAAGACTTCGCTAAAGATGAGATCGAAGAACTCCGACAACGGACTATGAAGAACCTGGCCTCGGGCTTCCGCGTTGACACTCAAATCAAGCACATTCAAGACTCATATGGTGTAACCGCTTCAAAGGCCAAGTTCCTTGCGCGTCAGGAGACTGGACTTCTCGTTACCAAGCTTCAACAGGTTAGACTTCAATCAGCAGGGTTGAATGAGTACAAATGGGTTTGTGTTGCCGGGTCACCTGGACACCCGGTCAGGCCCATGCACAAGAAACTGGACGGCACAATACAAGTTTGGGACAATCCCCCTAGAGTCAACGAACAAGGTGATCGTAAACATCCACGGCAGGACTTTGGGTGTCGCTGTTACGCAATTCCGGTGGTGAGGTTCTGATGCAAGCTGAACACTATGACACACTGATTGAAGCCGGTTCAAACTATAGGCTAGAACTTGATCTCGTAGACAATGAAGAACGTCCAATTGATCTCACTGGCCACACCTTCAAAATGTCGATCAAGCGAAATGTTGGCGATGCCTCGTCCCTGGTTGATTGCACAGTCACAGTCGCTCAGAGCACAAACAAAAACGACGTGATATTCACTCTCACTCCTGCTCAAACCCTTGCCCTTCCGCTGAATCCGAATGACGGCATAAATCGAAAAACGACCTATTTTGTCTATGATGTGAAGTGGACCGATACAGACGGGATTGTGCGCAGACCTATGGAAGGTCGGGTTGCAGTTTCACCGGTGGTGAGTCGATGAAGCTTTTACTCACTGAAGGACTTCCTGGTCCAATAGGACCGCAAGGCATCCAAGGTGAAACCGGACTTACTGGACCGAACGTCGTTGAGGACAGCACAGCGACAAGTTTGACTGGAATACTCAAGGGCGATGGTCATACTGTGGAGGTTGCCGTTGCCGGAACCGATTACACAAATCCAGCTCAGCTCGCCGCTGCCGTTGCAGTTGAGACCTTGCGGGCGACTGGAGTTGAAAACACAATCGCTGCAAGTGTCACAACAGAGACCAACGCTCGTATCTCTGGCGATAACACGAATGCAGCTGCTGTTGTCACCGAAGCTGGACTTAGGCTTTCCGGTGACAACGTAAACGCTGCCGCTGTCGTGTCCGAGGCGCTCCTCCGCGCAAACGATGACTTGGCCCTTGGGACTAGGATTGATGATGAGCAGATTAGGGCAGAAGGTGCAGAGTCAGCTCTTGGAACTCGGATCGACGATGAAACTGATCGCGCGACCGGAGCTGA